ATTGCTGGTAAAAAACTAGCTAGACTTCAAGAATACTATGATGATTATGTCATTACTGATGAATACAAGAATCTTTGTATCCAATCATTTGATAGAGCTATCAATGCTGAAGATGTAGCTGAGGTGGTTGAGGAAGAATAATGGCTGCTCGTAAGACCGCTAATGATGTACATTCAGACCTGAGGGTTCATGAGAAAATGTGCGAAGAACGATGGAAAACTATTTATAGAAAAACTGATGATCTACAAGCATCAGTAAATAGTATGAAGGGTTGGTTATTAGCTGGTCTTACAACAATAATTATTAGCATGTTTATGCTAGTCCTCAGAGGTTTAATTTAACAACTAATATATGAGTATTACAAAAATAGCCGAAGTGGCAAACAATGTCTTGGACAAATTTGTTCAAGATAAAGATTTAAAAGAACAATTATCACATGACCTACAAAAAGAATTTATATCTTTGGATAAAGCACAAATTGCTCTTAATTCTGAAGAAGCCAAAAACAGGAACTGGTTTGTATCAGGAGCAAGACCATCTATCTTATGGATTTGTTCATTTAGTTTGGCTGTACATTATTGCATATTGCCTATCGCAACTTGGATAGCTGTTGCTAATGGAGTTGATTTAAAACTTGAAGCTCTTGAGTTTGATTTTTCACAACTTACTACAATTCTTTTATCCCTTCTTGGGATGTCATCACTTAGAACCTTTGAGAAAACAAAAGGTGTTCACACAAAATAATATGTTAGACAATGTAAAACAAATGTTACTCAAGCATGAAGGCATGAGGACATTTCCTTACAAATGCAGTGAAGATAAACTTACTATTGGTATTGGTAGAAACTTAGATGCTAATGGTATATCAGAAGAAGAAGCACTATATCTTCTTGATAACGACATCAAAAGAGTTACAGATAACTTAGATAAGATGTGGAATGTATGGAGACAATTTCCTGAGAAAGCACAATTAGTATGTATAGATATGACCTTTCAAATGGGTATTACAGGTTTTATGAATTTTAGACAAACAAGAGCATTAATGGAAATGGGTTGTTGGTTAGAAGCAAGTGAAGAGGTATTAAGAAGCAAATATGCAACCCAAACCCCAAATAGAGCAGCTTACAACTCAAGGCAACTAGCCTTATGTCAAAATGCCAAGAAAAACATCAGATCAACATCAAGCTAATTCAAGACTTGGAGCTTTAGGCGAATCCCTAGTACAAACCTTTCTGCTTGAATATGCAGACTTTTGTTTCCCCACCCAAGAAAAACATCCTGCTGATTTGATGGTTGAATTTGGCAACGCTAAATATACCGTGCAAGTCAAAAGCAGAAGAGCTACTAAAGAAAAGAAGTTTGTCTTTGCATCTGAAAATTCAAGATCAATGTCTGATACTTATAGAAACTATACTTGCGATATACTGGCATTTGTATTTTTCTATGATGACCAAAAAAGAATTATGTTTAAATCTAATACATCATCACAAAACTATTTTACTTTTGATAAGAAGGTTATCACTGACACTATGGAATTAGATTCACTTCAAGAATCTCTTGATACCCTAAGTGCAGTTCCTGTTCTAAATCCTATAATTTAATCCTTGCATATTATATAAATATAATTTAATATATTTATATTAATTAAGGAGAGTAAATTATGGTTGAAAAAATACAAGTATTAATTCTATTAGCTGTCATGTGCTACCTATGTTATGGAGTAGCTCTAATCATCAACGACAGGAATAACAGAAAATGAATGTAACATTTAATTTAATGGGCGGTGGTGAATTAAATATACCATCAAGAGCAATTAGTGGTTTCTATAAAGATGAATTTACTAGTGATGTTATTGTTGAAGTCAATGGTGATGAATACAAACTTAGAGATTCCTTAGATGAAGTCAGATACATACTAGGATTAGCAAGATGAAAATAGAATCACTAAAAAACTTTGCATCTGAGCAAAGAGGACAAGCACTTATCTACAAAGATATACCCAATGAAGATTACCATGCAGGCGTGGGTATAAGCAGTAGTTATATTAGAAGATTTGGTCAATCGCAGTTACACGCAGTAAATCATAAATCTGAATCTACTCCTGCATTAAAGTTTGGCACAGCAGCTCATTCTTTATTAGTAGAAGGTAAAGAGGCTTTTGATAAAGAAGTAAGAGTTCTTACAGGCTCTCCTTACACTAAAACCTATAAAGAAGAGAAGGCTGAGTTTGAAGCATTGGGTTATATAGTCTTAAAAGAAGATGATGCGAATATGATCTTTGATATGAAGGCAAATATGATTTACGAAGGTAATGCTTACTTGAACGCAAAAGGCAAATTAGCTGAAGCTAGTATCTACTGGTACGAAGATGATGTGCTTTGTAAATGCAGACCTGATTTGATGTGTCCGCCACTAGAAAAACCTAACTCAGATAATCAAATAGTAATAGTAGATTACAAGACCACTATATCTTGCGAACCTTATGCTTTTAACAAGTCAGTTAAAAAGTATGGCTATGACTTACAAGCATCATTTTATAGAAGAGGGTTACAGATGGCTGGATATGATGTAACAGACTTTGTGTTTATAGCACAAGAGAAAACACAGCCCTATGCTTCTAAGGTGTTTAGGATTACTAAAGAGCAAATGGATTATGGTTGGACGATGATGGAGAGATATCTTAATGATTATAAAGAATATCAAAAGGGTAAACCTCTAAGTATTTACAATAGTCCTAATGTTGTGGATTTGGTGTTGTGAGTAACTATAAATTTTTCTTAGCAAGTTTTGTATGGTTTTTAAAACTTACATATAAACATATATTTGTTTTTGTGTCATATAAAAACCCCAAAAATGGAAAAACATATATACAAGATGCAAAATTTATTTATAGAAAATGGTACATCTATAAAGAAAGAAATAGAAGCATACCGACCACATACAAGGTTTTAGGTAAAAAATTTAAAAGATCAAGCACAAGAATGCGTATGGATTATGAAAAAGTTTTAAGAATTCTAAACAATAGAACAACTTTTAAAATGTTGATTGGATTAGAAAAAACAGATAGAGAAAAATTTGATGTAATTTGGCAAGATTTTATAAACAAATATAAAGATGGTTACCCTAACAATTTCAAAGGACGTAAATATTATTTTCAAAATATGAAATTTTATATAAAGAAAGGGCAAATAGATATATGAGAGTATTAAGTATTTGGAGAGTTTATCCTTTGCCCTTGAACCTAGTATACAGTTTTTGGAGAAGTAGGTAATAAAGTTCTAGCTTTATTATCAAATAAATATTAATATAAAAAAGGAGAGTCAGAATGGACGAAAAAACAAAAAAAGCACTTTGGATATCGGAAGATTTACACAAGGAGATCAAGATATTCGCAATTAAAAATAACATGAATATTGAGACTGCATCACAGATGGTGTTAAAGCTAGGCATGTGTTCTTACAAAGCGGAGAAAAAGAATGGGTCAAAATAGTAAAGCGGTATCAAAGCGTAGAGAAGAACTAGAACAAGAGAAGCTAGATAATCAAATCAAGACATATTATTTTCAAAAAGGTGCTGGTAAGCACTACAGAGAAATTACATACATGAGTGGTAAAGTAGTAAGGACTGATTTCAATGATTGAGTGGATTCTATATTTTATTGGTGCAGTGTTTGGCTTAGTGGCTATAGGTGCTGTTATCAGCGTTATAGCAGCAATATATATTTTTAATGAGTTAGATTAATGGTAAACAGCAGAAACAAAGGTGCAGCGTTTGAGAGGGTTATAGTCAATAAGATTAACACTATTCTTGAATCTAAAGGACTAGACACAAGAGTTAAAAGAAATTTAGATCAATACCAAACAAAAGGCATGGCTGACATCTACTGGGATAACTTTGCAATTGAATGTAAAAGATATAAAGCTGGTGGGAAAAAGACCATGTATAAGAATGAATGGTGGCAACAGGCAATAGATAGTGCTGGAGATAATTTAATACCTTTGCTAATTTTTAAATATGATAGAAGAGAGCCTATGTGTGTGATTCCTCTTTGCTTGGTTACAAGTGTAGAGACTGCAAATTGGCAATGCACATACTTATGTCCTCTATCAGAAATATGTGAAAGGTTAGATGAAATCTTACAAAAGGCAAATGGATTTAAACAGTTATCTACTTGAAGAAGATTTTGAAGAGTTTTGTAGGAAGTCCTACGAAAGAATCTCATTAGCTTGCGAAGTATTTGGCATAGTTAATGATGAGGATTATTACAGTTTTAAGGAAAGGTGTTACACCCAACTTGAGACTGATTACTTAAACAGTATTGATAAAACAATACATTAACCATAGGAGAGTATTATGGATATTTTAGGCGGTATGTCGAATACCAGCGATAGTCAGCAAGTTTATCTTGCTTTTAAAACAGCCGATCAACAATTTTTTGTTAATGGGCAAACAGCAATTGATTTTAAATACTTGCAGTTAGACCCTGCAACATTTAAAAGCGGTTGGGGTAGGTATGCTGGTGAGTATCAGTATCAATGGGATTCCAAGTTTGGAGAAGCGAGTCCTAAGCCTGCTGATGATTGGAAAAGAGCATTTAGTTGTTGTGTTATGCCTCACGGACATGACCATGCACTTATTTGGAGTAGATTCACTTTTGCTGAATCAAGTGCTTTCAATAAGATACTAAGTAGCTTTTGGAATCAAATGGATGCAAATAGCAATTCTTTACCTGTAGTTGAGTATAAAGGCTCAAAAGAAATACAGGTGGGCATAGGAAGATCATCGGAGTTATCTTTTGAGTTTTCTAAGTTTGCTCCAAGATTTGATAACTTTGTTATCCCAGCATTTTATGACAAGGATGATGATGCTGTTGAGGACACATTCAAAGACCCTAATGCTGGTCTTGCTGACAAAGTTCAGGAGATGGTTGATAAGAATGAATTGTCAGACGATGATATTCCATTCTGATGCAACAGATAGATTGGATAAGAATAGCACCTGACGTTGCCAAGCAACTACTAGGAGAACCCACTAAAACCTCATCTAACGAGCTTAGATGGGGTAGCAAGGGGTCTATGGCTCTTAATCTATCAGAGGGGACTTTTTACGATCACGAAGAAGGAGTCGGTGGGGGAGTAATAGATTTAATTAAACATCTCAATGAAGATGTCAATACAGTTTTAAAACAGTTTGGTTATGACTTAGCACTACATTCAAATGACTCCTTATTAAGTGGTTTCAACCCCCCTAAAATTGAAGCCACAAGTAGTGCTAGGTCATTCACTAGAGAACAAATGATTGATTTGTATAAACAGTCAATTGTTAGCCTAAAGTACAATGATAATTTCATGGTTCTTAGATTTCCTGAAGGTCATGTCATAAAACAGAAATATGCACCTTTTACACTAGGTGCTGATGGTTTATGGGCTTTAAAACGTCCTGACAGCCCTCTCATGCCAATTTATTATACGGACAAGTACCCTACTAAGCCAATTGTAATAAATGAGGGAGAGAAGGCTCTAAGAGGCTGTGAGCAAATAATTGGAGATAAACTTGATTCTTGTACTTGGCATGGTGGAGTTAATAGCTGGAAGAAGGCAGATTGGAAACCCATATTAAAAAGAGAAGTATGGATATTTCCTGATAATGATAAAGCAGGTAAGGAATGTGCTGACCAATTAGCTGAACACCTAAGAAAAGAAGGTTGTAGAAACATTAGAATCATACAGCCACCTGAAGAATTTAATGAGAAGGATGATCTTTATGATGCTTATGAGAGGGGTTATTTTAAATCAGCAGATGAATTTATTGGCTTTGTTGATAAACAAAAAGTAAAGCTACCCAAAGGTGCTTTACGTTTTGACAGAGCTGACTATGTTCTATCGCAGGTAACGAACCCTGATTGGCTTATAACCGAAGTATTCGAACGCAACCGCTTAATAACAGTATTCGGTGCTCCCAAATCAGGCAAATCGTTTATTGCGATAGCCATGGCTTGTGCTGTAGCAAGAGGCAGTGATTTCTATGGACATAAGGCAAAAAAAGCACCTGTAGTCTATCTTGCAGGGGAGGGAGTGAGTGGCATTAAGAGGAGGCTCGCAGTATTCCATCAAAGCAAATATGGTGGCAGTCTTACCGAAGCACCCTTGTTTTTATCTAACAGAGGCTCAAGAATTAATGAAGCAGAAGAATATGAGAAGCTAGAGACTGAAATTAACTTGCTGAAACAAGAAGTAGGGCAAATCGGTTTAATTATTTTCGATACGTTTCAAAGAAATTTCTCAGGCGATGAAAACTCAGCACAAGAGGTCAATAAGTTTGTCAAAGCTGCTGACCAGTTGATTCATGACTTTGATTGCACTGTATTGCTTGTTCATCATACTGGCAGAGGTAATAAAGGTAGGGCTAGAGGTAGTTCTGTTCTTGATGCTTCTATTGATGGTGAGTTTATGGTTGAGAGAAAAGATAATACTGTTGATGGTGAGAAGCAAATGTTTGTCAAGATGAAACAAACTAAAAACAAAGACGGAATGGGCATGACTGATAAGAGCTTTATTTTTCATGAAGAGACTGTTATCGGTGAAGGTCTTGATGTTACTTCAGGATTATTAATTGAGACTGACGATGATGATTCTGATGATGATATACAAGATGCAGTAAACGAAGCAGAAGATAAAAAGATATCTTCTCTTATGTATTTTCTAGCAAAAGATAAGCCAAAACCTGAAGAAGAATGGTTTACAGCAGATGATTTTGGACATCAAGCGGTATATAACACTACTGGTAATGAAATTAATCGTGATTCTATCAATAGATCGTTTAAACGATTAGAAAATGCTGGTGTAGTTATACATGCAAAAAGAGACAAAAACACTGTAAGAAAGCAGGGTTACAGGCTATCTGAGTTTAGATTATATGATGATTATGAGTTAAATAATGGATAGAGTGTGCGAGTGTGTGTGTGAGTGTGTGTGTGTGTATTGATACATTATTTGAGTGTGTGTGTGTGTAGTAGTCCGTAGGACTACACACATGCACACTTAAATGTATACGCACAAGGAGATAAATATATGAATACTTATTTAGATGATTCTTTAAAAGATAAATTAAAACAATTAAGAATTTACGAAACTGAAACAAGAGTTAAGTGGGGTAATCTTAAACGAATCTATAAGATGGTAGGTGTTGACTTTGAGATTAAGTTTTTAAAAGCAGAACAGTTGTTAAAAACATCTTTACGAGAAGATCCACCTAAAAAGCAAATTGCAATGGTAGAAATGATGTTAAGAGCTTATGAACAATTAAATATCAAATGCGAAGAAAGTGGATATATTATGATTCAACCAAATGCAAAATGTTTTACGCTTGATAAAAAGACTGCTTTGATATGTGATACTGATGATGAGAAGCCAGTATTAGAACTTATACATAAGAATGAAAAGGATATTATGATATTTAGCATAGAAGAATTATTAAGATGTATTCCTAATGACTTTATGAAAGCTAAAGAGCTTTTAAGCAAATTAGATAAATCAGTCAATATACAAAGAGTAGATTATGTCTAACTGGCACGGAGGCAAAGGCTCAAAGCGTAGACCTGAAGATTCTAAGAAGTTAGATGCAAATTGGGAAAAGATATTTGGAAAAAAGAAAAAGGAGAAAAAAGATGCCGATAAAACTAAAACCTAGTGCCAAGATCAGAGATAGGGCTACAGGTAAAACAACAACAGAACATTACTATTTAAAGTGTATGACACTTTCAGAGCTTAATGATTACATTGAATCATCTAGTGCTAAGAAAAAGATCATACAAAAATGTAAGAATGAAATAATAAGGAGAGGCAAATGAGTGATTTAGTAAATAAACCACCACATTACAATAAAGGCAAATTTGAGTGTATCGACTACATAAAACAACAGTTAGGTGCAAATTTCCCTTCATACCTAGAGGGTAATGCCATAAAGTACCTTCATAGACACAAATATAAAGACTCTAACATTCAAGACTTAGAGAAAAGTATTTGGTATATTAATAAATTAAAAGAACATTACGAGAACCTATAATGAGCAATAAACCGCAAATTGATGTTTCACAACTCAAAAGGCAAATCGATAAAGGCAAATCACTGAATGAAGTGGTAATGTCTTTGGGTAAAAGCAAATCGACTATTCTCAAAGTGGCTAATGAGAATGGTTTAAAGTTTGATAAAAAAAGCCCTTGGGCAAATTTATAATTAAGGCAAATTTAGTATTAAGGCAAATTTAGTATTAAGGCAAATATGGATATACAAGTAAAAACTGATCTAAAGAAACTCCAAAAGAAAATGGACGTTTTACAACATAAGACTTTCAACAAAGTTCTAAGCGAAGGCATGAATTATACTGGTGCTAAAGTTGTCAATGCACAAAGAGAGATGCTTCTCAGAAAACTAGAAAAGCCTAGAAAAACATCTATAACCGCTATTGTTATGTCTCAGTTTGCTAAACCCAACAAAAGAGGTTTAAAGGTCACAGTAAGGGTTAAGAGTTATGCTACTAAGTTCTTATATTATATCTACACTGGAGAGAACGAACCTGCTAGAAGTCAAAGTTATCCATCTCCTACTGATGATGGAATGGCTAGGAGAAACCAGTTTGGTAACATTGTTACTCAAAGAGGTATATTAAAAAGACTGGATAAGACTAAAGAGTCTCAGAGAAAAGGCTCTCGTTTTATTGGGGTACCTAAAGGAGAAGGATCAAAAGTATATGGTATATGGGAGAGACAAGGGAGAAAGGGTAGAGGTGGCTTAGACTTGCTTGTAGCCTTTACGCCATTTATTAGACATAGAAAGTTCATTGATTGGTTTAAGTTATCTCAGAAGGTAGTACAGAATAATTTTTATAAAGAAGTAAATAAACAGTTTGCTAGAAGGGTTAAACAAGTTCTAAGATAAAGGCAAATTTAGTCCTCCTCTCCTATTATTTCTAAAATTACTTTTTGAACTCTTTGAGCCTCATAAACCTCATGCCCTAAAAACGATATAAAACCATAATCAGGCTCAGGCTCTTTGCGAAACTCTAACAATTCAGTATCAAACCTATCTAGCCTCTCATTAAAGATGCTATCAACTTCATGCTGTATGCTTTTAAGTTTTTCTATTATTTGTTTTTTGGTTAAACTCATTTTTTACTCCTTATATTAAACATTCTGTTACTATTTCCGCTTCTTTTTTTGATATATCGGTAAGCGTTGATCCGATTAAAATTAATGCCAATTGCTTTCTTTTATATTCAGGCAAATTTAATAATTGTTTTGCTATCTCAGAAAGTTCTAGGCTGTTGTCAATATTCATTAGTCTTGCTCCTTAGTATAAATAACAAAGTAATCATAGCCTTTGCCACTTCCATCTTCGTTTATGTAATTCCATTCAAGATTATAAAAGTTAGCAATATCTTCTATATAAGTAGAATCAATACCATAATATTCATTGTCTAAAAAGTTTTCCCATTTCTCTTCGGTGTCATAACCATTTTTAATAAAATATTCTTTAAATGTTTCATAACAAACCGAGTAGATGCAGCTTGGAGAATCAACTACATTTATAGATGTTGGTATATTGTGGGTTTCTTTTTCTGTTTCAAATTGTTTCATTAGTCTTGCTCCCTTATAAGTGTGTCTGTATTAGTCCATGAGTTATGTATGGTTTTTTCTT